CGAAAAAAGCACTATAATTAAAGCTTTCATAATCTTTTTTTATCGAATCGACAGCCTTTTTTTTAGTGATAAAAAGCACCTTTTTTGCTCCGTATAAACGAGCCGTTTCTAACGCCATTAACGTTTTTCCTGTCCTAACTTCTGCAGAAATATAGACAAAACCTAGTTTTTTTAACTTTTCGCAAGCCGTAAAGGCTATTTCTTTTTGATAATCTCTTAATTGCATTTTTCGATATTTTATTTTGTTTACACTGTTGTCATTAGTTGTCACCTTTGTTGTCACCTTTGTTGTCACCTAAAAACAACGAAAAACCCTTTTATTCATTATGTTTTTTCACTTAGTTGTCACTTGTTGTCACTTGTTGTCACCAAAAAATAAAAAACATAAAAAAAAATAAATTACAAAAACAGGTGACAACAAGTGACAACAAGTGACAACTAGAATAAAAAAAGGTTGATTTTATTATGTTTTTTTGTTTTTTTTGGTGACAACTTTTGTTGTCACTTAGTTGTCACTTGTTGTCGCTGATTACGCCTAGAACGTACTGCCTTGACACGCCGATAATCTCCGCACACTTCGTTCTGTTAAAATCAGGCTTAGCATTATATAATGCGATTATTTTTTCCTTCTTTGTTTTTTTATCTCTGATTATTTCTTTAATTTCGTCAAACTCTGACTTCTCAACCTTTATCCGTTGCGCCATAGCAATAAAGTATTTGCTTAGCTTTTCGGCTTTTAACAATGTTTCTTTTTCAATTTCGGCACTTACACTTCTATGTACGCAAAGTTGCATTGCGTTTAAAATCAAGCAAAAACGAGGTATATAAGAGCGTTGCTTAGGTAACATACTTTTGATATGTTCCTCTTGATCTTCACAATTCTGCATATCCGCTATATCATTGTAAATCCTTTCCCACTCAACCAAAGCACCATCGCTGAACCGTACTGGTATAGAGTTTATTTTTTCGTCTTCTACCGATTGCATAAAAAGATTGTCAAAATAATGCTTGGCAGACTGTATCGTGTCTGAATACCACCTTATAGCTTCAGCACTCATGTACTTACGACTGTATTTGTTTACCTTTAATAGTGGATAACACGTTAAAACCCTATCCACAAATCCGTTTTCCTTGTTTTCTCCGCTTAAGTGCCGTTCATATATGCTGGGCTGTATTCCTCCAATTACAGGCAAAAAAGGACGATCTACGAAGGCAGATTTAGTTGTTTTTCTAGTCAAATTTGCTGGGCTACCGCTCCAGCTTGAAAGCCAAGCCTCTAGGTCTGACCCTGCCCTGTACTTGTTCATATCTTTGAACCAGCCAGCCAGCTCGTCCTTGAAGATACCAAGACCCTTAGGGTTGTCCTCGTGGAGGTCAAATAGAGCCTCAATTGTCACGTCAGATACTATAAATTGCTGATTTACAGGTTTTTTTATTTCTTCTGTTCTTTCTTTTTCTTTTTTGTCTAATTTCTCAAATTCTTCATATTTCTTATAATTTCGCTTGTAATTTCGTTGTTCACGAATATTTAACTCACGCAATGGTGAAATAATATGATTCACACTAGGAGTTTTTCCGATACCCGGCTCGCCAACTAAAGCGATCCATATAGTCGCTGGCTCTCGCCAGCTAGTCTCAACCTCCATCTGCATCGTATTGCCAATCACGATTGAGAACACCCAAAGCAACGAACAGCCCATGTAGTCAATGCTTAACCCTAGCGTTTCGTTTGATTCTTTGATAAAATTTGCAAAATGAATTGGAAAAACTTCGATAGGGAACGTTGGCGTGTCGTCATTTATTTTTTCTTCAATTATTTTTTTTTGTTCTAAAATCGGAATTGTTTTGGGCATTATGCGGTCGCCGTACCCTAATGCGTACAGCTCTTTGGCTGTTTTTGAAAAATCGCCGTTGTGGTGCTTCCAAGCGTAAATGGAGGCTGGCGAAAGCAAAGTATTCGCTGGGTAGATCGTTGCCGTCGAAAACAAATAAAGTCCTCCACTGTCACGGTATATGTACCCACTGCTGGCCGACTTAGCACCTTTACGTCTCACAATATAAGACGTTGAGGTTTTTCCCACAACGTCAAAGTCGGACGATAATAGCTCGAGGCAAGAATGTTTGGTGTTAAAATCCGCCCACGGCGATACTCGAGTTATATCTGTTTGCCTTTTTTCTGTTTTTTCGAAAAAAATATCGGAGGGTTTAATATAGTCATAAGACTTCGAAATTTCCCAAATTATCTGCCGTTCTTCGTCTGATATGTAGCTTATATCGTGGTATTCTTTTTCATTTAAAAAAGTATCGTACAGGATGAATTGACCGCCAATTCCTCTTGTCTCAATGATAGCCTCGTTCATATCCTTCAGCTTTGCTATCTTTGTGTTTTTCGCAACATTTTTGTTCTTGTAAATCAAGTGAAAACCGCCTGATATAGTACGTGCAATAACTACCTTTTTATCGAAATCCAAAATATTGTCACAAAGCAGTCCGTAGAACTCCGCCCACCACTCTTTTCGTTGAATTTGCGAGGCGAAAACTTTCAAATCGACATCCACACATTCAACGTGCTTATATCCTCCCCTACAACCATATAATTGGCATTTAAGCTCAAAAACCTCTTCAGGGGTCTTACATTCATTTTTCGTCCATCCTTTTTCTAACGGAACTTTTTTGGCGTTGCAAGGGATGATCGACATTACACTTGCTAACCTTTTCGCATATTCTTTTTTCATTTTAATAAAAAAAACAGCACAATACACGTACTCGCACATCTGACCTTGTGCTTTCTTTGTAAGGTGCTGGTTTTATTGGTTTGTATTCTGTTAGCCATACGGTCAGATTTGGCGTAAATTATTATGTATAATTTACAATATTTTTTTTAATTATACAAGTTTTTTTTAAATTATTTTTATTGCCTTAAAAAACAAGCATAAATACTAGCATATCCCAGATTGACCCCCATTATCCCACTTATATCCCACTTTATCCCACATTAATCCCACATTGAAAACGAAAAAACTAGCATAAACACACGCATATCCCACATTGTCACATTTTTTTGACCGAAAATGAAAAAAATATTTTTTTTGCTTTTTGTTGTTTTTTTTAAAATGTATTTTGATTTTAATGTGACAATGTGGGATACGCTAGTATTTATTCTTGTTTTTTAAAAAATTAATAATTATTAAAGCGTTATAAAAATGGGATAAATGTGGGATATGGAAAAAATATTTTTAAAAATTAGGTTATTTCAAAAATAATTAGTAAATTTGTGACGTAATAGCTTTTTTCATAACATTAAGATTAAAAATAGGAAACACCCGCTTTGGATTTATTCACTGCGGGTGTTCTATTTTTTAACGATTTCTTCTAGAATTTTAACCTTTTCTTTAAGAAGCTCGAACTCTTTTTTAAGTATTTCGTAATTTTTTTTTAACATTTGATGATCTTTTTTTTCGTTTTCAAGCTCTTTTTTGTAAAAATTTTTCTCCTCCTTTAAGTCGAAAATAAAATCTTGATTTAATGAATAATACAAACCATTAATGATTGTTCTGAAAAATCCAATAAAAACGTTCCTTGACGGAGCGTGAAATATAGATACAAAAAAACAAATGACAAAAATTGAAGTAAAAAAATAGCCTTCTTTTAATAAAATTTTAACAACCTCAACGCCTTGATCTGTTAAATTTTTGCTTATTTTGTCATCCATTTATTAGTGTTTTTTAACAAATTTATAACAAATAAAATTATTAACAATAAAATGTTAAAAGCCATCATTGAAAGAGATATCGTTTCGTTGATTTTTTCAGAAAAATTAAAAAATTCGTTAAAAAAAACAATAAAAAACTGAACAGCAACAACTATTGAAATAAATATTTTACTTATTTCTTTTGAAAAAAAACCATAAAAAAAATAAGGAAAATAACAAAAAAAATAAAAAATAACATTATTTATCTCGTCCGGCACGTCCCAATAGTCCGTGCCAAACGAAATAAAAAAGTTAAAAAAATAAAATAAAATAAAAAAAATGTTAAATATCTTCATTATTTTTTAAAATGCTTTCTAAAGTCAAACATAATGGCTTATTCATTGGGCATTTTAGGTCTTTTTCTTCTTTTATTTTTTGATTTAGTTCTTTTATTTTCTCATTGTATTCTCCTTTTTTGTTAAAAAGAATTAAAAAATCTAAAATACATTGTTTTCTTGTAATTTTAACCGCAAATCTTAAATCCTCTTCGGTGAATATTTTTTCCATGTTTTTTTTGAATTTAACACAAATATACGATTTTTTTTACAATTTCGATCCGATCCCTATTTTTTGAAGCAATCCGTCTTCGTTAAAAGTTGTTAAAACAGATTTTATATAATAATTACCTTCAAAATCTGGACGTGTTAAGTCCTTAATTTGTGCTGTTTGACCGTGACGAACGTAAGGCTCGCCGAACGTAGTGCATTCTCCTGTTAAACCGTCTTGATTGATAGCATTTAACTTGTTTTTACACAATTCGATTAAAACACCTTCGGTTATTCCTTTTACTCTAACTTCCCCTATTTGAACGCCTTTTGGTGCTTGTTTTGATGATCCGTTTTTATCAAAAAAAACAGTAATTACTTTTGTTTTTCCGCCCTCTTTGTATTCTGAAGTTCCTTTGATATAGTATAGGCTTTGCGTTGGCAAATACAAGCTTAAATCGTCCTCTTCAAGTGGCATATTTTTTTGAAAGTCAAGCAAAATACCGCCCGTAAGATCAGTTTTAGCGAACGTTAAAATACCATTTCTAAAAAACGGTAAAATGTTAAATTTTTGTTTTAATTCTTCAATAACTTTGAAAACGGGCGTATCTTTTTGTATCTCCCAGTCGCCAATGTCGGCGTCTCTAATATTTAACTTTATGGAAGGTGCAATAGCGTTTAAAAGCTTTGAAAATGTTGTTTTTTTTAAATTTACAGACTTTTCAACGGACAAAAAAGAGAACGGGTATCCTTCGTCCAAGCACTCTACTAAGCAGTCTCTTCCTGGCATTATTTTGGAAATATACCCAACGAATCTTGTAGTTTTCCTGCCGTTATATCCAGCATTTACCGTTATTTTGTCACCGATTTTTATAAAGTCCAATATTTTTTTACCTTTTTTGTCAATTCTGTTTGGGAACGAAAACGTGCAAATATCCATCAGCAAATCTTGTCTGGAATCAATACTAAGCTCCGAAATATAAGGTATTCTAAACTTTTCCGTTAAAATTTCTAAAGTAATTGCCAGCATTTTTAAACAGTAAAAATTCCTAAAATATTGTTATTTTTCGTTAATTGTATAGTGTCTTTTCCTATGAAATTAATCTCGATACCCTGTAAATTATCTCTATCGAACGCATTTTTTAAAGTTAAAACGATGCGATCTCTAACATCAGAAAGATTTGAGTTCACATAATTTTCAATCTCTGTATAAAGATCTGAATCTAGAATAAAATCGCCATTTTTTGCGTTTAAAATGCAAATTAAACGGTCTCTTGTAGTGTCATTTTTAATTAAAAAATCACCGTTTTGAAAAGCCAAATCTAAATCAAGCGTAAGTCCTATATCCATTTTTTTTTAGTCGTATTTAAAAAACTCGATCTCCTCTAGCTCATAATTGCTTTTGTCGATCTGATCAGCGTTAGATTCATTCGTGCCGTTATATGGCACTAATAATCCAGTGGTAGCCCCCTGTGGGTGCGTATGGTTGTGTGCCTTGTAATCTGTTAATAGATTGTTAAATTTTTGTATCAAATCGTTTAATTTTTGAACGATTTTATCGTTTATTTCCGTTTCTTGTTCTTCGATTTTTATCACACCCATTGTTTTTGAACCGTCACCTATTACGACTTTTTCGAGTTCCGAATAATTTACAAAAAAATTGCTTTGGTTTATTTTTAAAACGAAAGCAGTCGAGCCTACTTTTGGGAAAATTTTAACATTTTTTTTGTTTTCGTCTGTGGCAATCAAAACTTCGTACTCTTGCTCGTCAAATTCTGAAACAACCAATGATGTCAATGTATTTTCATCGTTTGATTTTATTTTCACAAAGTCAATTCTAGGCAAATCACTTGCTTTAGCGAATCCCTTTCGTTCGCAAGCCATAGCTACGGCTTCAAGTAGCGTTATATTGTTGTTAATCATTGTTAAAAACTAAACTGACTCATTTCTCTCATCAAAACGTTGCTGATCATCTTGCCTGCATTTTCCGCCGCATCTTCGCCGGTGTTCACAGAATTTGCTTTAATGCCTACAAGCTCGCCAATATTTACGTTAAAAATCTTAATTCCGCCAGAAGAAACTGCATTTTTTGCATTCATTTCATCATCAGCAAGCGTTTTTGAAGCACCTCCGTAGATAGGTGCTGCCGTAAATTGTTCTGCTGGGCTGGTGTAATTGGATGTACCGCTTGACCCTCCACCGTAATATGCCAAGTAACCTTTTGCGTTAGCTATTGTTTTTTTAATTCCTGTTGCAAAAGAGTCAGGTAATAAATTAACAAAAATTTCAGCAACTTTTAAAAGTCCTTTTACCAAAACTTCCGTAATTAACCTGCCTATGTTTTTTATCGCCTCCGAAAAATTGCCCAAAGAAAAATCGTTGTAAATTACTTGTAGTTTTTCGCTCCAATTTATGGCTTCAATAAGATAAGCAGAAAGCGCAGCAACTGCAATTCCAATAGCCACAAATGGATTTAGTGACATTACTAAATTTAATGCTTTTACAGCCAAAGTTGCGCCTCCAATAATGCCAACGAAATTTAAAAAAATAGGTGCAATTTTACTAATAACATCTTTATTTTTAACAATTGTTGAGGTTAATTTTTCGAAAAAATTTAGAATACTGTTAAATTTAGGCTCCATTGCATCGCCAATCATTGCAAGAATATCGCCAAATTTTGATAAAACACTACTTAGCCTTCCGCCTATTGTTTGCGATAGTTTTTGCGAAATTCCGTAAAATTGCCCACCTTCAGAGGTAACTGTTTTCAGAACTCCTTCAATTTCTTTAAAGGATATTTTGCCTTCTTTTAACCTTTCGTTAAGATTTTCGATGCTTTCGCCTGTTTTTTGTGAAATTATCCGCAAAGGGTCAAAACCAGCTGATCTTAGAGCCATTAATTCGCGAGTTCCCAAAGAACCATTCACAGAAACCTTGCCTATAGCGGTTGCAAGCGTATTAAAAGCACCTTCATTGCTACCTGCTATATCCGCTAAATTACCTAGTAATGGTGTTATTTTTGAAGTTTCTACCCCCAATCCTTTCATGGCGACGGCTGCCTCCAAGAAAGGTTTTTGTCCAATGGCTGTGTTTTCCTGAATGCTTTTCAATTCTTTAAAAAGACCACCGCCTACTTCAGAGCCAAATGCCGAATTTAAAGAAATTTTCAAATTATCAATTTCTGTTTTTGCGTCTATTATTTTTTTTATTGTAACGAAAGAACCTAAGGCTCCTAATGCGACATTTGCACCTTTGATTTCATTACTCAAACTTTTAACGGATTTCTGCATCGAAGAGAAATTGTCGTTAAAATTTGATTTAATTTTAGAAATCGAGCTTGAAATGTTATCAACGAGTCCAAGCGAAAATTCAACTTTATTTGACATTTTTTTTTAACTTTTTTTAAATAATTTAGAAACTCCTGAAGCAACTGAAATAGAAATCAGGTCGTGGATTTCTTTTTTTAGAGTCTCCGATTTTTCTAAAATTTCAAACAAATCATTTCCGTTTGTTTTTTGGACTTTTTCGAAGCCAAAAAAAAGGCAAGCCCAAGCTTCTGCCTTTTCAAAATCTTCACTTTTTTTTAATCTTTTTTTTTAACGTTTTCAAGCATTTTGGTTAAGCAAACGCAAACTTCTAAGACTTGATTTTGCAAACCCATTAATTCTAAAGGCGTTAATTTTTTGAGCAATCCGATTTTTTCAGGTTCTAAAATTGTTTTTTCATTGAAAAAAAGCTCAAAAACGTCTTCCCTAAAATCCGTTTTTATTAGATGTCTAGAAATCTGAGTCTCGCTCATCCCTTCTAATTCCGACAAAAAAAACATTGATTTTACCGCTTCTCTTGAACCCAATTGAATTTTGAAAAATTCTCCGTTTTCTAAAAAAACTGTAAAAATATAAAATCCGTTTAAATTTTCATACTTTATTTTACCTTCTTCGTTTATTTCAAATCCTATTTTTTGTTTCATTTTTTACAATTCTTTAACATCTGCACAGATGAAATTTAAACTTTGTTTTATGCTTGACGCATCAGTTGAACTATAAGTCAATCCATCTTGCAAGAATGTGAAATCTCGCAAAATATGGCTAACTCCACGATTTTTTCCGTTGATAAAGCTTGCCTGTAATGTCAAAGGATAAACTTCACTAATTGCTATTAATGATCCCCTGCCAATTGTAGGGATTAAAAAAGATTCTTTTATCTGGCTTATTGTTTCCGCCGTTAATGTAATTGCTCCGCTATAAGCAACATTCCCGAATGTTCTACTTGTCGCCTTCCCTCCATTACCGTCAAAATTAAAAGTAGTTCCGCTTTCGGCGGTGTAACTAAATTCAGAAACTCCAATCAATTGTAGTTTTGGCAAAACCAAAGTACTAATAAAAAAAGCTACGTCACGGCATCCAGCCTCATTTAACGTTATCATATTTTTTTAAATTTGAATTGTTGAATAAATGTTAATTGTTGAGGCAACGCCTTTGAATTTTAAGCGTGATTCAACGTTTATAATTCCTGTAACTTTTGGATTTTGATTTGGATCAATGTAAATGTCGTCGAAAGGAACAACGCCATCCTGGTAATCCAATTCAAAATCCTCCCTCCGTCCTTGCAACATGTTATTTTCAAGCGTTTGCACGCAAATGTCTTTCAAGCTGTCTATCTCTAATTTAGAAAGCTTGCCATCAGTAGAACTAAAAAAATCACGATTAACATTGACTTGCAAAGCCAAGTCTAGCAATCTTTTTGCTTTATTTTCAGGTCTTGTAATGTTAAACTCGAACCTAGTTGATGAGGTTTTTGTTGCATTTCTGCTGTTGTTAAACACATAAACTCCTCCCTCTGTTCTCTCGATGAACATATAACCTTTGTCTTTGATTAGCTGCTTTACCGTTTTCGTAAAAACTTCTACAGGCTGAGAGTCTCCAGTGGGGATGATCGCTTTTGAAACTCCGAAATCCCCAAGCTGATTGTTAGCAACATAACCTATATGTTCCTTGACTGTGTAACGAGTTGCCAAGCCAAGTATCATTCCCAACGAACCGCATAATTGCGTATCATCGTAAATCTGCTTAGCTAACGATCCGTTGCTGTAATCTTGAGCAATATCAATCGCCACAAAATCAGCAGTTCCATTCGTTGATAAATCGGCTAAATCCGTATAAAGTGCTATATCATTTAATCCAGCAGATAAAATGATTTGCAAACACTTGTTTTTATCCGTTCTAATGTTATTTCTCTTCGTGTTCAAAGCGTTTGCTAATGTTTTTAAAGCATCCGCATCCGCTACTTGATCACCCAAAAAATAACCAATTAACTGAACATTTTCTTCAAATAAATCAAGCAAATCGACGGTGATTGCTGTTGTAAGAACAACTTTAATCAATCCCTGACTGTTAATTTTGAAAAAAGTATCAACGTGATAAAAAAGCCGTTTTTCATCATCAGATGTTGATTCTGCCGTGATATCCAGCGAAACCAAATCGTTAATTGATGTTAAAATTTTCACTTCTCCGTCAACAAAACCGTTAGGTATTACTGGAATCCCGTAAACAATGCCAACATGCTTGTCGGTATTTGGAACAATTCCTGTCGTTCCTGGCGTTTCAATTATATTTACAGGCATTTTTTAAATCATTTGTAAAAATTTTTCATCGTTATATTTTCTCGCTTTTCCTTCTTTTTTGCAAACTTCATCCTCGTGGTATTTATAACCTTGAATTGTATATTTTTGTAAAAGCTCAAGACCATTTGGATCATTTTGCAACCTTAATTTTTCTTGTTTTAAGAAAAAACCTAAATTTTTTATTTTCGGAATAAACGCAACTAAGTGGTTATCCAAAGAAACAGCCCATCCGCTGTTTAGAATAACTTTTTTTTCGTTTTTTTCCTTAAAAATATCTCGAACTTGATCCTCTATTGATTTGATTTTAATTTCTTCCATTTTTTTTGTTTTTTAAATTAAACGTTAGCCTCAATCAACGCTACCACTCCTTCTTGTAGTAATTCATTGTTTTTGTAAGCTACCATGTAACTTTGCAAAGATACGAGATCACCGTACGTTTTAGGATCATTTAACTGTTCAAAACGTAAAATTGAATTCTCAATTTGGTTGCACCAAACGTTTTCTGCAGTCCAAAACAACGCACAATCTCTACTGTTTGCGTTGGTTAGCGATCCGTAAGGAAGAGGGGTGTAAGTAAGTCCGTCGGTTGTTTGATACACGACGTTAGTTGCACCTTTTGCGAAACCGCCCCTGATGATGAACTCAACGTTGTAAACCGATTGCAGCTCACCGTAAATATCATCATAAATAACGCCTCTTTGGTTGAAATTAACCTCTGCAAGGTTAGTAATATCGTTAAACATTGAAGGACTAATCAAGCAATAAATTTTTGATCCGTAATTGTTCTGGTCATGCATAGCTTGAATTACTTTTGTAAAATCCTCAAAAGTTATTTTTTTGACTTGCGTTGGGGCAGTTTGTAAAGCCGATTGTTTTGCCGCTCCAGTAGTCAAAATAACACGATCTTTGTAAGCAGGTAATGTTGGCGTAATAACTAAGTCGCCAGCGAACGGCTTGATAGCCCAGTTTTTGCAAACGAAATTACCAAATTCCTGCATAATTGTTCGCAAATGCCTCTGCAATGATGTCGGTTTTTTGTCAAACGCTAAAACTTGCTGTTCTAACGCCTGAATAGATTCAGGTTCTGTTTGAATTTGCGTGTATCCAACAGTGAATTTTGGATATTTTGATTGAATTACAGTCTGGATTGGTGCAGGGTCAAGGTCGTTTAAATTAAACTGCGGATCACCCAAAGTGAAGTCCGTAAACTCATTACTGCAAGTAATTTCTTTAGTAAATCCGCTTTGTCCCAAATCTGCGTCTTTTTGGGCAAATCTTGTGTACGTGTTCATTGCCATTAACATCTGGCGAACTAAAGGCGAAAATATCGTAATTCTTGATTGTGTACTCATTTTTATTAAATTTTATGTGTTTTTAAAATAATTTGACCATAAATAGTTGGGTTTTTTTCTAAAAGTTCTTTTTTCTGCTCAATTGATGCGGATTGCATCATTTCAGAAACTTTTAAAAAATCACTTTCTTTCGATAAATCGCAGGCAACGATTTTATCCACAAAAGATAATTCTTTAGGCTCTTCTTTTTTATCGCCGAATTTTTCCGTTAAAACTCCAGCTTTTGGTTTGGCTACTTTTTCAGCTAATTTGATCATCGAACTAATACCCTCAGCCTTTCCCATCGCAATAACCATGTTTTTTTCCGCTTCATCAAGACCGTGTTTAAGAAATAATTCCTCACCCATAGCCATTACCTCAGCAACTTTTTTTTGTTCAAAATCCTTCTGAACAGCTTCGGCGTAAGCCCTTGTGTCGGCAACTGCCTTTTCAAGATCAGCAATTTTTTTTGCGTAATCTTCTTGTAGTTTAGTGTCTTCCATCTTTGTTTTTGGTTGAATTTTTAATTTTTCCTGATTTTCTTCTATTTTTTCAGCATTTTCATTAAACGCCACAATTTCCTTTATTTTGTCGCAAAAACCCTCTGAGATAGCCTCTTCAGGCGTTAAATATTTTTGATTTGCAAGTAATTGTTCCACGTGGAACAATCGCTTACCTGTCAAATTGGCAGTTAAATTTAAAAATCTTGATTTAACAGACTCAAGGTATTTCTCGTCTTCTTCTGTTGCATTTTCAGAAGACAAAAAAGGCATGTGAACCATCACAGAACCTTGAGGCGTTATGTATCTGTGACCTCTACTGCCCATTGCGAGCATTAGGCTTGCAGATGAACCAGCAATTCCGTCTGATTGCGTTTCAACGATTACTCCTTTTTCTTTTACAGCATTCACAACAGAAAAAACATCAAATAAATTTTTAACACTTCCTCCGTAAGAGTTGATGTTTATTCTTATTTTTTTATCGGTTTCAGTGTTAGAAAAATCCAAAATATTTTTGCAAAGTTCGTCTATCGAACCTTGATTTAATGTTTCGTTAAAAAAACAAATTAGATTCCCCTCTTTATCCAGTAAATGCATATCGGCAAAATTAATAAATAAAAGTTAAAAAAACAAATTAAAAGTTAAATTTCTTGAGTATTTACAGATGCTGTTATAATTTCATAAGTATTTCCGCTGTATTTTACAATGACTGAAGTTGAAAATCCTAAATAAAAAACAGGCTCGCCAATGAAATTAACATCAGGACGCTCTTCAGTTGGTACGAATTGTGTAAATAACGATCCGTTATATTCAATCAATTTCGCAGTTACTTTATCCGCAAGATCGTAACAACCTAGCTGTTTTTCTTCATCAATATCACCGCTTTTGCACATCAAATAAACGCCAAAATTTACCTGTAATTCTATGATTTTCTCGATTGGCGTTGATCCAAAATTTAACGTATTATTAACAATCGACAAATCAAAATAACCGCAATTATTCCCCAAGTTTTGATCATAGTTTTTACCTTGATTTTGACTATTCCAAAAATTAAAGTGATCACAACCAGCGTCTAGGCACCTTTGCTTTATTTCGTTGTAAAGCTCTATTTTCCAGTTAGCCATTTTTTTAACATTTTTTCAATAACTTTTCCAATATTTTTATTTAAAGGCGTCGAAACTCCTAAAAATTCCCTTTGAGGTAAATTTTTACTAATATTACCTTCGTTGTGGTCACTGGCGTAATCATAAGAAGTTCCGATCATTTCTGAAGTCAAAACAGCTTCGTTCTGTGTAATTCTAGCAACTTTTAAAGATCGGCTCAAATTTTTTGTTTTTACCAAAATAGCCCTTTCAGGCTCAAAATTTTTAGCTCTTGGCAACCACTTGCCTTTGTCCGTCCTCCCTCCTCCTTCTACAAATCCCTTCTTATACCAAGACAGCCCAACAATTGAAATTTCTTTTAAAATTCTAAATTTTATTTGCTGTATTGATTCTTTTTGATCGAAAAAATCACCTTTTTTTGTTAATTTAATAGTCATTTTAACACAAAATTTTCAAAATCATCTAAATCTTCAAAATCAGAAAGCATGGATATAGATATAGGAACGTCTCTGTAATCTTGAGTTTCGCCCCATCCAATGCTTTTAATTACAATATTTCTAATCCCCAAATTGTTATTTAAAAAAGTATTAAAAATAGGTAAACTTGCATTTACCTGAAAAATATCCGAAAGCTGAATAACTTTGTCCTTTGGGTATAGCAATTGCAACCCGCTTATAAGCCTACCATTTAGCTGAATAGTTGTGTCCGCTTGACTTATAAACTGCTTGATTGACCCATTAAGTCCGTTTACGTTTTTTGAACTTATTATTTTTTCTTGATAAAAAGACAATTTGCAGTGGTTTATTATTAATTCTGAGTAATTCAGAATATCACCAGCAGGGTTAGTGTATGTTCCTGCTGGAAATCTAACTTCTTGATAAAGCAAAGTACCTAAAGGGCTTACTCCTTTTGGAGTCAACTCCTCAAGTGTTCCGTTTAGCCTTGTTGTAATTGTTTTTTCTATTTTTCCAATTTTCATAGTCCAAAATTATTTAAAAATGCAGATTTATATTCTGCTGGAATTTTAAAATACTCGTGTTTTCCAGCACCTTTTTCTTTAAAAACCCAATCGACATTGGCTGGATTGTACGCAAAGGATGGGTCTTTTTCAAAAAATTCATCAATTAATTTTGATTTTTGTTCAACAATTTTTTGACTTGTTTTCTTGAAATCTTCATCAAACTCACTAATTGGGATTGCCTCACACCTGCAATTCCACCCATTAGGTGGAGTATGAGTTTTCCAAAACGGATCGTTAATTGGCAAAATAATTCCGTCCAAAGCAGCATGATCTGGTCTAGTTAGTCCGTCGTTGGTTGCGGAATACCGCAAATAAGTAGCACCTAATTTCTCTGCTTCTAAAAATCCTCTAGCCTGCTGGGTGTTAGAGACAACATTGTTAAACTCAGCCTCAAGCCAACTTTCGTTGTATTTTTCAACAATTTTAAAAGCCTCTTCTTTGTAAACCTCGAACTCAATTCTTGCTCCATCTTTTGCAAAAACCAAATCAGTTAGCTCCCTAGCCTGCTGGAACGTCTTGGCTCCTGAGAATCTGCCTATATTTTGACTTTTTTTAACAAAAAATTCAGAGAAATTACCGTCCCTAATTTCCACAATTAAAGCTTCGTTTAATTTTCCAAAATTAAGCTGATAAATAGGCTCAAGAGCAGTTAAATTTCTCAAATCCAAACCTTGTTCGTTGAATATTTTCAAAAATAAAAATTCCAAATAACCGCTATTTAAATCCATAAATTCTGCTTATTTCAATTGAAATTTTATCTCCAAATTTATAAGAAATTTTAACAATTTCATCAAACCTTTTTTTAGCTTCAGCAGACTTTTTTAGAACAAAATTAGATTCTTCTACGCCAATAAGAATACAGCCTTTTGTGTCTTTGTTAGTATTCCCAACGTGCGGGCATAGCACACCCTCGTAATTAGGAACGTTATGAAGTCTAAATGTTAAACCAAATTTAGGATGATTTTCTAAAACAGCCTCATAAATTCCGCAAGGAATAG